TATTCCTTATTGTGCCACTTTCTAAGATATTCTCCATACTTCCAACACTGTGAAAGAATACTAACTGCACATCCATACATATATCCTGTAATGCCCTCAGTATCAGCTTCATGGCTTAACTTATCAGCATTATCAACAATAACTTTCATAACATCTTCTGTAGAAGATTCAATCTTGTTCTCTAACATTTCTGCCCATCTTTCAGCATATGTAAAACAAGCTTTACCATAACCGTCACTATTTTTATCATACCAATCCTTGTATTCTTTTTCGTGTCCTTCTAAAATTTTCATATTTTCCTCTCTTTCTAAACTTCGCATGAAACCGATAATTCCTACTTATTTATTCTCTTCACTCGGAATGCAAATTTCAAAATCTCCATTCTCATTCATACTATAAGGAAATGCATTAGATGGAATTGTAACCTTATATGCTTTCATCATACATTCATACATTACAAGAAACTTTCCTTTTGAAAAGCATGGTCTAACACGAAATCCATTTTCACCTGCTACTTGAATATCAAATGGGATAATTTTTTTTAAATGCTTATCATTATCTAATGTTGCTACCCTAATTGAATCTAAGATAATGTTTTTCTGTTCAAGATCATAATAACTATCTTCAAAAGTTTTCATGAACTGTACTTTGCATAATTCTTTACCAACCATACATTTATTCTCCTCTCACAGTTACATCAGTTCGTCTATCATAAGCCCAATCAACATCAAATGAAGTCATGCTATCTGTACTGACTACTTCGCCATTCTTAATTACAACTGGCTTACCTCTGTATGGAACAAATACCATACACTCCATATCTTTATTGCTTGCCTGTGATTTCAATAACGACTGTATGATTCTATCCTGTTCCTGAATAATTTTTTTATACTCTTCTACGCTTTTATAAATATCCTTGTATCTACTAGATGAAGCTTCACTTAAAAATCGAATATCAGTTTTAATCTTTTCAAGTGTTTCTAAAATTTTATTTAATGTTTTCATATACTTATTCTCCTTTTACATCGCCTTTGCAATCGACTTAACCTGGTTATCAAGGTATTTTACAACTAATCTTTTCTTGGCTAGGCTCAATCCTTTACTAAGGTCAAAAGTATCATCTTTATAACATGTAGTTTCTACTTTAAATGCACCACTTCTAACTTGAATTTTCTTTCCATTATATCTGTACTGCCAGTTCAAGTTTCTAGGAGCACCAAATAAATCTGTTAAATGCAAAATGTAGTAATTGCTCCAATTACTCCAAGTTCTTTTTATGGGCTTATTAGAATTCTTTTCATGTTCATTATCTTTCATGATGTGAAATCTTTTATACTCACTTTCAATATCTTCATCCACTACACTGAATCCATTATCTTTAAGGATTTTTACTACCTCTGCAATATCCTCTTCGTGATATGCTCTAAGTTCTCCAAGTTTCATTAGTTCCATATGTTTATTCTCCTTTCAATTTCACAAGAAACGAATCTTTCTTGATTTCAGTTCACATCATTATGTGTTTCGCCATCTGAATAATAAATATTCCAATCCTTGAATAATTCAATCAATTTATCATTATCCCAATCATATTCATTACAATGTGTAATGGCGATTGATTTTTCGTCTCCAAAATTCCCTACATCATCGGAACATCTATTATACAATTCTCTCAAATCAAGTGTTCCATATCTCAATGTATCCTGGAATGGATTTGGTACATTTGTTTTATCAAACATATACTCATTAATAAATCTCTTATTACATTCAGATGGGAATTTGCCAGCACCATGTCTTGTTAAATAAGTACGAGATACATAACAAGTTTCAATATTTATCTCATCATTCCATTCAACGTTTTCAATTATTCTCTTGGGATTTTCTATACCTGTATTAGACGGTGTTAGATGTGGAAAATATTCGGTATTATTCTGATCAAGTAATAAACCTTGTGCAGCTTCAAACACAATATTGTCAAACTGATTTAAGAAATAATTATCTGATATAGTCAATGAGTGATTATTCATAAAATCCCAATCATCTAAAAAGTGTTCAAATATACCATTGTCAAAGAATATTCTTGACCATTCATCTGTTAATATAATATTCTCTCTTCCAAATTGTTCTAAGTAATATTCCCTGATATGATTATCTACATCAGTTACACCAGCTTTGTATCTTTTGATAGTTTCAAAAATTCCTAATCCACAACTACCATGTTTATTTTTCCCACGATTCTCCTCTATAATCTGATTTGCCATCATATCAAAAGGTGTTGTCAACATACAATTTTGATTGATATAAACATTTGGTATATATCCTAATTTTATCAATTCATCATATTCCTGCTTAAAAATAATTGGATTAACAATAAAATCCTCAGATAAATATGTACTTGCATCATTGAATGTTCCAGATCCAAAATGATGAAAGACATGTCTGATTCCGTCAGGAGTCGTTACGGTATGTCCTCTTTGAGCACCACCATTTGAACAAACAACAATACTATTAGGTTTCTGTGAGAAATAATCTGTCATTAAACCTTTTCCTTCGTCTCCCCAATTCGATCCGCATACAATCTTAATGTCTTTCATCTTTTAAATCTCCTATCCTACCAAGTAATTCCTTCCGAGTTAGAAGGTGTAGCAACTGTATCTGTTACATTATTCTCTGCTTCATTAACAATAATATCTACAATCTCATTTGTAATACTGTCCATATTTACTCTTCTAAAATGAGTATCATCAAGATACTTCTTATAAGACTTTTCAATCTCATTCTCATCCCATCTATGACGATGAGCAACATCTAAATGATAGATGTTAAACTTCTGAGAAGCTTCATTATATAAATCTTTTGTCTCCACATCTGCCTGAAGATTATCACCTGTTGCTTCAATTAAGCCACTTCTATAACCTTTTAATGGAAGATATGGATTTAACTGCTCATCGCCCATTGTAATAATAATTCCTTTTCTTCCACGGTTTAAGCAATCAAGCTTTGTGTGACGAGAGCCGAAATACCATGCTGCTGTGTAGGATTCATAACTGTTTCCACCACCGCCAAACTCGAAATAAATCTTGTCAAGCTGTTCAGCAATACGAATATCAGACTCAAACTGTGAAGCCTGAATTGGACAGCTATCACAAGCTAAATCACCAATACCCATGATAAGGAACTCAACATCTGTAACCTTTTCATATAACTTAGTCATAATTACATTCAACTTCTTTGCTACCTCAACAGCAGCCTCTCCCATGCTCCCAGTAACGTCTAAAGCAAGAATGACAGGAATTGTGTTTGGATGTTCCTCTGTATCACAGCACTCTCTAATAACATTCTTAGGATCAAGTGCAGAATCAATATTTTTTGCCTTAAACATATCCTGATTAGAATAAGAACCGCTAATCACACCATCCGTTGAAACACTCATGCCCTTTGTTGTTGAATAACTTACATAACTATCTCTTGTCCATGAACCACATCCCATATTATACTTCCTCCTCTTCATCTACTTCTGTATCATCGTCATCATTGCTACTCATATCAAAATCGAACATTCCGTCAAACATATCACCCATATTTCCACCCATCATCATAAGTGGTAACATAGAACTCATTCCACCGTTTCCATTCATTATGCCAGTAGAACCGTTGTCACCTTTCATCATCTGAGAAAGCATCATATACTTGAAGATATTGTTTGTACCTTTCTTACCCTTGATAATGTCACTACCAAACATTGAAACAATCTTGCCATAAAAATATGTATTACCCATAAATACATGTCTTTCAGGAAGTACAGTTTCAATTGTTGAGTCCTCATAATTAATGACCGTAATCTTTGTCTTATCAGCTTCAATAACACATCTAGGCTTGCCATTTACAAGAATAATATCGCCCTTCTCTACCTTATTAGTTGGAATAATAAAGAAGAATTCCTCTCCAATATCAAATACAAAGTTACTACAGTTTGTGAGCTTGCCAGTCTTGATGTTATATGTCTTATAACCACCATTTGTCTTAACTGCAATTCCACCATTCATAGAAAGTCTACACATTCCACTTCCTACCTTGCCAAACATACCATTTAAAAAATTGTTCATCATATTTATTTCCTCCTATGATATAAAAATTATTGTTTACAATTACTTATTCTCTTATTGGCTCAACCCTATATCGTTTATTCCAATCTTCTCTTTTCTTCAATAATGGAATCCAAGGACAATGCAAATTTTCAGATTCAGTTCCTATTAAGTCATCTTGATCACAACCAAGATATTCTCTATGACCACAGTTAGGACAAGCTACTTCATATTCAGGAACTTTATATTTAAAACTACAATAGTTAGGAAATATCATTCGAATATTCCAATCATCCTTTGATTCAACCTCATATACACAATTGCAGCTTCTACATACAAACTGAATATTTTTACCAAAATAATTACCTGCTATAATCTTCATATTTACTCCAATCAATCTCTACATACTGCTTAAAACAAGGATAATATGTAGTTGCTCCTGTCTGAGCTTCGCACCAATCATCTAACAGATTTTGCAGACTACCAATATCGCATTGTTCATAAGCATCTTCATGCAGATCTTCACAAGCATTATCAACTACATTATCAGCATCAATATAAATTTTCTCTACACTACATACCCATAATCTTACTGGTCTTTCATCACCATCTTCTTCATGATTACATGCATAATCATCAAAGAAATCGTCAACTGTATCGTAATACTCGTCAAATTCCTCACAGTAAAGCATTGTGTTTACATCTTTTTCATCAACTGGAACTGCTTTAGATACTTTATCATTCCACTTCTTTATTCTCTCTTCTTCGTCAGCTTTCTTCTGTCCTTCACAGTCGCAATGTAAATAAGCCTGATTTTTATAAGGCTCTCCGCAATAAGGACACAATCGCTGCACTCCGTTATAACAACTCTGACAGAATGAAAGTGCTTGATGCTTGTATGGAAAATGATATTTTCTACCAGCTTCAGAACTATCGCCTTTGATTCCATAAACATTGTCTTCAATTCGCATTCCAAGACCATTGCATACAGGACAAATTTTTTCATATTCTGTTAGATCCTTAATAAAAATTTTAGGAAACGATTTCTGAACTGCTTCATGAAGATTTATTTCTTCTCTATGTGTTAAATTATTCATATAGTTATTCTCCTATGCACCTGTATTTGCCGTCAAAACACACTGTTCTTCGTTCATATCAATTTCTGTAATAGTAATCTCTTGACACTTCTTAAAATCATCTGAACTTACCCTTGCTTTTCTTTCAGCATGTCGTTCATCTTCTGCAATAATTACCATTGCGTAATCTTGACACCAATCTCTTGCAGGTCGTTCTACTAAATATGCTTTCATGTCGTTATTCTCCTATCTGCATTTGAAAACCTTTCTTTCGTATTTTCTAAAAACAAATCCTTATCAATGCTCCATCCACCACAATGACTCAATATTTCTTTCCTAGCATCTCTAAATTCGTCCAAATGGTTTCTGAAATAATTAACCGCATCGTTTTCGCATTGGAATTCGTCATTATATTCCCAAAAGAAATGTCTTTTATTTGTTGCAAAAAATGAATCTGTATCTAAACAATATGCTATAATCCACGTTGCGTATTTATCTGAAAAATTTTCATTACCTTTTAATTTTTGATACATATTCGCACCTCCAATCTGTTCAAAAGAAAGAAAAATTTCATCAGTTTTATTAGTTAGTAAACAATTCTTCTATAATTTAATGTCTCGTATTCCATATCATCTAAAAGTTCGTCTAAATCCTGATATCCATCTTCTTCGCCATTTCCTTCAATGATATTATTTACATACTCGCCAATATCTTCATCATCTTCTAAGTCGATAGTTCTTTTACCAGTAATATAAAGTTCATATCTTTTCATATTGCACCTCTTTCTACTCACACTTAACACCAATAAATTCCAATACTGTTTTCATTCCAAGTCCACCATCAGATACAGGTTTCATACAATACTCCCAAATCTTAGGATGTGTCTGCTTTAGCATCTGAAATCTATTTGGCTCTTTCTCTAAGTGACACCCATACGCACAAAACATACAGCCTGTACGACTATATCCTGTAGTATAATATTCTCCTTTTTCATTCTGCTTTATCTCACCATATACAGACGGATAAGGAAGGTCGTATCTCACTATAAATTTAAGTACATCTTGCTCAGTCCAAAAACTCATTGGCTGACTGCTTGGATTTTTCTTATTAAATGCATTACATCCATTATGTAACCACTCTGTTTTTCTCTGCTTACTTTCACAAGTCATTGTTGCAACTAATGGCATAAGTCCAGACTCTTTTGTAAAGCGATGAGCTGGTCGTTTCTTCATAATGTCACAACATTTATTTGATACTTTAAATGGTGCATCTATGACAAATTTCCACTTTCTCATGTCATACATTCCTGTTTCTCTGCCATCAAAACATCTTGCAGCCCAACAGTCTTGTCCTAATCTCTGAACATCACCAATCTGTCTACTGATATTTTTACTAAGAATTGGATATCCTTGATTAAGAATCACATCCTTAAATACTATTCTCTTTCCTTTCCTGTCTTTTGGTGGATCTATAATTGTTTCAACTATTAATGGTGGAAAACCTTCTGAACCAGGAAATTGTTTCATCAACCAATCTCCATAAGTTTTGACATGTTCTCTTAATTCAGGAAATTCCAATCCTGTATCAGAAAACCAAAGAACAAGCTTACACTTAAATAAGTAACAAACTTGTGCAGCTATGTATGCAAGAACTGTACTATCCTTGCCACCTGAAAATGACACATAACACTTTTTATTATAATGAACATACCATTCCATAGTTCGTGCTTGTGTGACACCAACTTTTTCATTGAGAGACATACTCATAAGACGAGCCAAATCGTCTTTTGTGTGTTTAAACTCTGATGAATTAGTATTTTTGTTGTTTGTAGCCATAATCTCTTATTTTCATAGAGATTGCGCAATCTAAATCACCTATAGGTTTACTATTTTTACCTTTCTGTATTATAAAATCATTGATTTTCCTAATGTTTGCAACCACTATAAGAAAATACTATTCTTCTTGTTACTGGGATTCCCATAGCCGAATGGCTTAGATATGATTAAAAATTTTCCAATGAAAGATTGGATTCTTGTGTTTTTAACCTTTAATGCTTAAACAAAATGACTAATATCCAATTTTTTTACTTTGTAAATTGCTTTTAAATGAAATAAATATGATGGATTCATGCTCAGAAAATCTTTTACTTCATCTTCTGTATTAAAATCATATTTTACATTGTCCCAACTATCAGTATCATCAGATTCTCCTAACCAATTATATCTATATCCAATTACAATATAATTCTTATAATTATCCATAATTCCACCTCCAATGTATTATTCTCCAAACTCACAAATGTCACATGTTGAAAAATACTTATCATGGTCTATACAGCATTGTGGTCTGTTATCGTGTTCATTGATTTCAGTAGCATTTTTAACAGTTCCTTTATCAAGAACTTCATTAAAAAATTCTATGACTTCTTCTTCGCCATTAAATGCATACTTCTCGTTCCAATATCTAATATGCTTTTCTAAGAACTTAATCAAATTTTTACTGAAGATGTCAGTTGGATATTCATATGTAATTTCCTGCACATTACCGTTTAATGTCTGTTTTACATTCATTTGTGAAGTAGAGAAGCCAAAAAATTCAAACTCGACTTCTAATACACCCATCTCTTCTGTTTTAAAACGAGTAGACAGATTATAATTTATCCAGTCGTAATCATTTAATGTGAGATATGTATTGGTTCTATCGTCTTCAATTTCATTACTAAAAATCAAATCTTCGCTTTTAATCTTCTTTAAATTCATTTGTATTTGTCCTTTCGTAAATCGGATAATATGTTACTTTTATGTGAAGCCATCCACAACTAATTGCAATATTTCTCAATACCTTGTGACATAATATCTCTTAATTCATCTTCCTCATATGTAGAACCAAACTGCGACCAACTACAACTATGTTCTATATCATTGTGCACTAACGCAAGTTTAAATACACTGCCACCATAATTCCTATATGCATCTAACTTGATAGCTTTAATATGAGGAATTTCTAAATACCAATTATGCTCTTTATATTCAAACTGAATATTAGTAGCTTGACCAAAATTGAAGTCAATGAATTTAACATCATTCATATATTCAATGTCAAGAAGCTTTTTAATATAGTCAATATACCAATCATATGTTTCCTTTTCCTTATACTTCTTTCTTTTATCAAGTTTGTTCCCATCAGCATCCTGATTCTTTGATAACATATTTAACCATTCTCTACACGTTTTAATTGTAGATGTCTGATCGAGTAACATATACTGAATATTTTCTTTATAAGTGCGAAATGCCTGTTGTTCAATAAGGTCATATTCATTCTTCATATCATCCAATGCCTGCTTCTTTGCAGACAATCTTCTTTCTGCTCGTGCAAATTTATTTAATGAACCCATTTCATATTCGCCATTATAGTTGTATGTGTCATTTTTATATGCCAAAGACATTAATCGTTCACCTCTTTTATCTTTCCTAATTATAAAAATCATTGATTTTATTCTTGCTTTAATATTCTCTACTCGATGGTCAATTTCATGTTGCTTCCATGATTTCTCCAATTACCTTCTTGCTTTCCCTCTTTGATTAGTGGAAACTTCAAATCAACCTTTCTAACAATATCTGTCAACTTTTTATTGCCTTTTAAAACTGAAATAGAATGGCTTCTTCGATATGTATTAATTTTCAAAGCTCTTTCTAAAATTTTTTCATCTGATTCATAATCACTATTATATACATAAGCAAAACAGTACCCTTCTTTTATATCAGTATTATCATAATCAAAATCTTCGAAAATTACTTTTTTCTTACCAAGATATAAATACATTTTCCCTTGAGTTGATTTATAAATTCCACCCACTTCTAATTTACTTAACGGAATTGTTTTTAAATTTGCTTTTCGCTCTCGCTCTTCTGTTTCTTTCTGAAGGAGTATATTTATTTTATCTCTAATTTCCAACTCCTTTTTCGTTGGATTTTCGATCAGATATGTATTGCTTGTACAACTTTTATTAATATATTCTTCGCTATATCCTAAATAAACAACTGAGCTACCTTGAAAAACTCCAATATGCATTCCTGGTGAATTTCTACCTATTGCCATTCCAATACACATATCACCATCTTTAATCTCTCTACCTAAAATGTCTTTCAAATTTTCACCTCCATATTATAACCAAGAAACCTGAATTTACTTGCCATTCCCAAGTCCAACTTTGTAATCGTCTTTCACATCAATAGTTACTTCTCTCTGGAATTTTCCTTTATCATCGTACAGAGATAAATAATATCTGTTGCCACGCTGCTCTAAAACGACATCTTCATTCTCGAATAACTGAACTCGTTTCTGTTTCTGCACTGGTTTATCCTCTATTCTGTCCAATACCATTTGCAAAGATATAGGATATAATTCTTCGAGAATGCAACTAATATCATTATCTAGTTTACCTTCATCATTTGTATGTTTGTCAATTACTCTAATCACATCGCTCTCATGTAATAGTCTGTCTGCCATCTTAATATTCTCCTTTCCACTCATCTAACCAATAGAAACTGTCAATCTGATTATCAAGCTTTCTAACCTGTTCTCTTAACTCAGATTCTCTCTTTTTACTATCTGTTTTCTGACATTTCTTCCACAATTCCTCACGCTGCTTAGATAATTCATTATACTTATCAGATACATCTATCTCATCTACGACTGAAATCTCAATCTTCTCTCCGCAGTGAGGGCAAAATTGAATTGGATAATTATCTATCTGCTCATACTCATCACCCCAAGAGTTAAATGTTTCTGTGTATGAATTACAAAATTGAGGAATTATATTGTCATCTGAATCTCTTACTACTAATCCAAATGTATCGTTGCATACCAAATCTTCACCTGTAAATACAATAGCTTTATCATTTTGAATTTCATCACAACAATACTTAAATGGCTTATACTTATATGCACAAGTATCATTGAATTTTAATTTGATTAACTCTATCTTCATATATTTATTCTCCTAACAAAATTCATTCCACCAATCAAAAATTTTATGGACGTGCTGATAGCCATTATGCAACTTACCTTTATATTTACGTATTTTCCTATTAGATAACTGTTTTAAATATTTACTTTTCTTACCACGATACAATCTCTGATAATATGGCTTTGGATTTTTAATATAACCAATACCCTTAATCCATATTTCATCCACATATCTAACAGGCGTTGGATAATAACCACCAACAGTTTCATATAAATATCTGAGGTGATTCTGATGTTTCAAATATCTCTCACGTTTATTTATTCTCTTTTTCTTAGAATGATTCTTATAATTTTCTTCGTCTTGTTCATACCAATCACTACAATGACCAAAAGAATATACTTTACCACCAACTTTATCACACCAAACAAACTGTTCTGATTGATTGGCTCTATCTTCATCTGTATATTCACCATATACAGATTTATACATTTCTGTTCTTAATGTAAAATCTTCAATCCCATAAGGACAATCTCTGCATCTCATCGAATCACCTCTTGTATTTTATTCTTCTAATTTTCTTCCACACCAAGGACAATATGCAATATATTCTCGCTGATGAACAAATCCGTCATCATATTCATCCCATTCAGAAGTTTCTATGTCTAAATAATATTCATTCGTCAGTGGATCTAAATATATCCGATTGTCAGGCGAGTCATAATTACAACGGTTACACATATTTATTCTCCTAAACATCTTCTACATAAACAGTAATACAACTTCCAATCTCACCACTCACTTTTGGAAATACCATTGTAATACTATCTATGTAATATTCTTCTCCATCTGTATCAATGATATCGTTTGTGTTGATTATTAGCGGAATTTCATTCTTTCTCATGTAATCTAGTGTCTTAAAAACTTCTGATATATTCTCTGCTTCTGTGTATCCAAGAAGCTTATAATCATCATATCTGTCACTAAAACCAACAATTCTTATCTGCAAGTTTTATACCTCCTTATATTTAATTATTCTCTCTTTTATTTGGAAATTGTGAGCAGAAACGCTCTTAGATAAAATCATTTGAAATGCTTCTTTATTAGGATTGTTCTTCTCCTATTCGCTTACTCTAAATACATTTGCATCACCAACCGCCAAATCTTTTACTTCTACAAAAGAATTAAAACTATCCTCCATAGTTGTGATCAGTATCTTATCGAGTAAGTCCTCTATCATACAAAAGAGTCGTACAGACGGATGGAATCCTGGATATTCTTTTAAACGGTATTTATTAACTCTACCTCTTAATACAGGAAGCCCATGTCTTCTACGCTTGTTATTATTCCAATGGATAGGATTGTCATAAAAAGCTTTCTTCTTTCGTCTGTACTCCTCTAATTCTTCTCTTGCAAGTTTATCAATCTCTTTTTCTCGTTCTGTTTTCGGAGAATTGCCATGAATGATATTGTCAAATTGTTTTCTGATATTATCGTTTACTTCTGCTTTTTCTGAATCACTCATCTTATCAAAGTTCTGAGCTACATCTAATAGTGTGTTTTTCAAATTGTTATTCTCCTAATTGCTCATTCTATCTTTGTCATATTCATACATTGAACAACCTTCACAGTGTAAATCTTGTTCTTTGCAATTTTCACAATCAAAACATCCACCATAAATGCCACCATTTTCATTCATCTTACAGGTATTACATTTACAAGTTTCACATGATGTATCCACTCAATCACCTCCTCGAATGAAACGTGGTTTTATTTGCCTTTTTCAATTTACTGTACAAATAGCTCAACGCTCGATAAATCATCGGCATTAAGCACAATTTCTTCCTTGTTGTACATTGCTCTTACTTTGTTCTCTGCATCTTCTTCGTTGTCAGCTTCTACCTCTACTATTCTGCTTAATAATTCTTCTATATTAATTTTGTATTTCATATTCGCCCTCCTAAATCAATACAAGCTTTGTATAATCGGGCTTTAGATTACTCTTGTGCCAAACAGCGTGCATATATTCAATAGAATCTGTACTACCACGTTTAGGTACTCCATCTTTATCAAAAATCGTATATCCATCTTTATCTTTCTTATCTGTAAAACCAATTCTGATATGATGTACAAAAGCCCATTCAGGCATATATTTTTCAAAGAACCATTCTCTTGATTGACTACCAAAGAAATTAAGTCGAAGTAACATAATCACATATCCATCATCGTCTACATCCTGTAACGCTTTTTCTATAATATCCGTTGCAATAGCAAACGGTGGATTTGTAATAATGATATTAGGTTTGTAAGGTAACTTTTCCTTTAAATAATCACACTTATTTTCAGCAAAACTATCTTCTCGTAAATCATATGTATGTATTTCACAATCCCCATAAATATTCTTAATGGCTGTTGGATAGCTCATAGGGTGATATGCATCTTTGTCTGTTTTGGGATTACCACCTGAAGTTGGATCAACGATAATAGAATTGTTCCAGTTTAACGGAACAACTTTTTGAAATGATTTTAAAAATAATTCAATATCACTAATAGGAGTGACATAATAATCTGCAATATGTTCATCTCTTGCATTACTTCTATTTGTACTACTCAAATTTGTTCACCAATAGTAGCTGCGCAGCTTTACTCACATGTGAACGTTTTTCCTTTCTTTAATTGTAATTACATTGTTATATTCTCTTGTTTGTCCTGAATATTGTATAGTTTTCGTGACAAGCCAAGAAACCAAAATTTCTTGTTAAATTTTATCTACTACAAATAGTTTTTCTACTGCTTTTTCACCTGTAACTCTATCTGACTTCTGCAACACTTTACGCTCTTTCTGCCAGATACACCTAAAATCATCAGGCATATTATATTCACTTACCAACACTATATTTTTCTCTGAAAGTTTACGAAGAAAATCGTAAAAAGAATTGTAGTCAATTGACTGTTTAGAATACTATTTTGTATCTTTGTAGGGTGGATCAAAATAGAATACACAGTTTTTATAATCTGAGAAATTCTGATAATCACAACACATAAATTCGATGTTATTCAAATTCGGTGCTTGTTCCTTGAAATTATTTAATCTCTCATTATAAATGCTTCTGCCACCCTTTGAATCTCTACCATAACCACCATCAAAGTATCTACCACCATAGCTTGCCATATATCCAATCAATGCAATATATTCTGGTGAATACTGATGAGTTCCAAGTTTTCTATCTTCTCTAACCTCTGCATAATGTTCAAATGTACATACTTCAGGTGCGATAGATAAGCTGTTGTCTGTCTGAGCATATTTTAACAAAGCAATCAACTCTTCATTAATATCAGCTCCAATTTTCTTATCACATTTAATCTTATCAATAAGATTAGCTCCACCACACATAGGCTCTATGTAAGTTTTAATATTATTATCATCAATATATTTCTGAATAATCGGCACTAAAAATTTTGCCAACCTGTTTTTACTTCCTTGATATACCATTTAATTACTTGGAGTAAGGAATTCCTTCTTGTGTACACGAACCTCGTCTCCTTTCATTATTCTTATTCTCTTAATTTTTCCAATCTAATGCCTGACCGCATTGATCACAATATTTAATGTCTGTATCTTTGTAGCCATCATCACACAATATTTCTCCGCAAGTAGGACAATACCATTCAAACGGAATTCTCTCTCCGCTATTTTTCACTTTCTTTGGCATCTGCTTTTCAAGTGCCTGTATTGCCACTCCATAAGCATTTTCAAAAGAACATCCCCATGAAGTATCACATGGAATTGCTTTACCAAGTTCATTACAATCGTATTTTAGCTCTTCAATAGCTTCATTCTCTGTCATTTACTTCTCCTTTATACTCAGATACTCTTTTACTCCCAACCTCAAAAATATCCTTGTCCTTTTCGAAACATATGTAATTTCTACCTATATTCAAAGCTGCGACTGCAGTTGTGCAACTTCCTGCACATGAATCAAGAACTAAATCTCCTGGATTGGTGTAGGTCTTGATCAACTCTTCAATCAATGCTACAGGCTTTTGTGTCGGATGAAGTGCAGACTTTTGAATATCCTTTGCAAATGTCCATACCGACTTAGGATATCTTTCTGTGCTATCATAAGTAGTAAAACCATGTTCTCCATAATCAGTAGTCTCTTTACAGTTAGTCTTATGTTCTGCTTTGCTAACTTTTCTTGGATGTCCAGTTGTTTTTTGTGGATTATATGTTGGAAGTTTCTTATAGAAAATACAGATATCTTCGTGTGAGCGTAATGGCATTTTCTTAGCATTTAGAAATCCTGTTGGCTGTGTTTTCTCCCAAATCAGATTATATTTCCAAAGCTTACGATTGCTTTGCATTAAATCTGCAGTAAACATACCATTCGCAAATAGAATAATTGCACCATTGTCTTTAATAATTCTTTCATACTGTTCCCATAATGGTTTAAATGGAATAACCGAATCCCATTTATTTCGTGAAGTTTGTCCATAAGGAAGATCCGTAATGATCGCATCAATTGATTTATCATCAATCTTTTTCATACCTTCAAGGCAATCTTCATTGTATATTTTGTTAATCTCTAACAAGTGGCATCACCCACTCTCTGACAAGCTATGTTATAATAATGTTCATCAAGTTCAATACCAATGAATTTACGATTGTTATTAACACATGCAACACCTGTAGTTCCTGAACCCATCGTAAAGTCCAAAATCACTTGATTTTTCATAGAAAATAACTGTATTAAATATTCAATAAGCTCAACGGGTTTTTCAGTCTCATGGTATAAATTTTTTTTATTTACATCAATTTTGACAATGTTCGAAGGGATCTTATCATCTGTTCCATAGAATCCACCGATACCATTTTCTAAGACACAATCCGTAATAGTTCCTTTATATGGTTTCATTGCAAATATAATAGGTTCATAAAAAGGTGCTAAATTACCAATTCTATAATTGTCATATTTTTCATTAAAAATCCCTCGTTTATTTAGTACATTATTAATTCTTTGAGCTTTTGCATTACACCTATTTTTCTCCCATATAAGAATATCCCTAATGGTAAAACCAGAATCTTCAAGTGCCGTACAAACACGATGCTGAAATCTTCTACTACTAAAAATAAAAATTGGACTTGCTGGTTTTGTAATTCTTAATAATTCATCAGACCAACTTTTACACCAATATTCATATTCGTATGGGATCTTTTTATCTGCTTCTGACCATCCATTTAAAGGTTTGCTTCTTCTTTTAAAAGATGTGTCTTTTAATTGATGTTCGCTACCACCACCTAATGCTGAGTTTGTATTGTTATGTAAAATATCCCATGATGAAAAATCAATACCATATGGAATATCTGTTATGACGACATCTACAAAATCATCAGGAATTTGTTTTAATAATACTCTACAATCTCCTTGCAACAGCTCGTAATTATTTTGTTCAAACATATTTCTTACTCAGAGCAAATCCAGATTTAATGCTGCAGCAAATCTCTTGCTCCTTTCAATGTATTTATTCTCTTAATTGTTGTGATTTTTTGAGCGACTTGCTCTTAGATTTTCCAAAGAAACTTCGGTTTACTTCTATCTCAGAATCTTACTTAACTTCTTTACAACTTCTTCGCAAAATCTGTACAAACAAGTCTTCTTAAATGCTATTCTCAAATCATCAACAGCTTGTCTATATTGCTGACGTAATTCGTTGTCTATCATGTTATTCTCCAAATATTCATTATGTTATGCCCACTTACACTATATAAAGGATTCGAACCTAGTACAGCCCCACTGACACATAAATCACCAACTAGTATCCACATTTATGTCGTTGTCAATCTGAATTGAACAGCCCTACAATAATGAATAATATCAATCAATATCCGCAATACTTTCTACAAAACAGTTATAATACATATA